TTATGTACACAGCCCAAAACACGGGCAAGCATTCGTACTTAAATACCACGATGACGAACACTTGGACGGCTGGGCAGCTAATAACCAATGGTTCGTCAATCACAACGACTACGACGGGTACGGTCTTTAGTACCTATACCACATTCCCGAACATTGGCACGCAAACGCTCAGCGCCGATATTGAAATCGGATTCAGCGCCCAACCACAAACCAATACATTTATTGAGTTTGGTTTAGGCATCCCCGGCGCTCAAACCGCAGCGCCTACTGATGGTGTCTTTATTCGGCTTAACTCGGCTGGATTACAAGGCATTGCGACCTTCAACGGCACAGAAACAAGTACCGGCGTATTCCCTGCCGCTGATGGCGCTGGAACTTGGACTTATACGAACGCAAAGCACTATCAATTCATCATCTATTCCGCCACTGTTGGCGTTGAGTTCTGGGTTAATGACGGCACCGGGGCGGTTAAGCTCGGCACAATTCCGCTGCCTTCCGGTCAAGGCCGCATGTCGATGGCGGCTGGTATGCGGTTTTTCATCAAGCATCGCATTGTCGGCGGCGCTGCCGGTGGCGTGATTCAGTCAACGACCGGCGCTTACAATGTTCGGCTTGGCGGTTCGAATTTAACCAGCACGTTGTCAACGCAAGGAAACCGAATTTATGGCAGCTACCAAGGATTGTCCGGCGGCACGATGGGAGGTTTAGCGACCTACGTGAACAGCACGAACCCGACAGCCGCAGCGCCATCAAATACGGCGCTAACTGCTAACTTGCCGGGCGGTCTTGGTGGTCAGGGTCTTGTGACTGCCGCAGCCGCCGCTGCTACTGATGGCATTTGGTCTGAGTACGGCGTTCCGGCTGGCACCGTAAACGTACAAGGCCGTCGATTAGTTGTGCGCGGCGTTCGACTCGATGCTGTTAACCTTGGCGCTGCCGTGGCGACCACTGCGACAACTATCCAGTTTTGTATCGCTTTCGGTCATACTGCCGTTTCGATGGCGACCGCTGAGGCTGCAACTACAAAAGCGCCGCGACGCATTTGTTTAGGCTTTATGACTTGGGCTGTTGGTGCAGGCATAGGTGCGCAACCGCAAGGCGGCCCGCTTTTCCTCGACCTTGGCGATGCGCCAATATTCGTCAATCAAGGTGAGCGAATCGCGCTTGTCGGTAAATTTGTCGCAGGCACAGCAACGGCCTCACAAGTAATCCAATTTACTTATCAGCCCATCTACGGATGGGAATAACGACTAAATGTCGTTACTCCTTAAATATATATCCAGCTCAGGCGGCGGATCTACGGTTCTGCCGCCAGTTGGCGCAATCACTTATCTTGGCTTTGCTCCGCAATTTGTAAACGAGTCATCAATAGTTGAGCCGCCAACCGGCGATTTGACTTATACCGGATTCGCCCCCGTCGTTACGGCGTCCAGCGCCGGTGAAGTCGTACGGCCTACGCCATACGAATGGAAGCGCAAAAAATACAAGTCGGCCGAGGAAATCGCTGAGGAAATCCGCCAACAACGCATCAAGCTCGGCATTTTGCCGCCGGATGAAATTGAGCTACCAAAACCAGAAATTGCAGCCGCCGATGTTATCGCGCCGGAAATCGCCATCGATTACGCGTCGCTTGCCGCCGAAATAAAATCCGATTTTACCAGGGCACGATATAAATCGCAGATCAAAAAGCTAGAAAAACTGATCGCCGAATATCAAAAAGCATTGGCTATGCAAGAGGAAGAAGAAATAGCTATCGCCATGCTAATGCTTGCCGCTTGATTAAATTTTGACTATATAACCATAAAATTGGATAATTACACACAGTAGCGGCGCTATCTCACCGCGTCAGAAGGAAAAAGCTATGGAAGTCGCACAGACTGCACAGACCGAGGAAGTTAAAGCGGAACCGGTCGCCGCAACAGAAACAACTGAACAATCCGAGGTTAAATCCGAGGAAGCCAAACCGGCAGAGTTGCCGCGAGGCGTTCAGAAACGAATCGACAAACTCACCGCTCGTTTGCGTGAGGCAGAGTCAAAGCTGGCGGAAGCCGCAAAACCCGCTGAAGTGGGCGACAAAGAGCCTCAAATCGAGGATTTTGATTTCGATTCGGACAAATACGAAGAAGCGAAAATCGCTTACCGAGTTCGAAAAGAACTGAGCAATGCGGAAAAAGCAAAGCTAGAAGCGTCGGAGCGTCAAAAACAACAAAAAGTAATCGAGTCGGCTAAAGTCAAATTTGATGAAGCCAGTGATAGGTTCGATGACTTTGACGATGTTGTTTACAAGAACCCGTACGTTACTAACGACATGGTGCAGGCCGTGTTTTTTAGTGATGTCGGCCCCGACATTGCGTATTACTTGGGCAAAAACCCAGAGGAATCGCAGCGAATAGCCGCTTTACCCGCAGCTCGGCAGATGATTGAGATCGGAAAGCTCGAAGCTCGCTTCACAACAAAACCTGAGCCCAAAACGACGAATGCACCCGAGCCAATTAAGCCGGTATCGTCGGCAGGCAAAGCCCCTTCAACGCTATCGGATGACATGCCGCTAGCTGATTGGATGAAGCTACGCCAGCAGCAGGCTCGCAGATAACTGTGAGGATTTATCATGGCTAATATCGCTTTATCACCAACCGTAATCACTCGCGAGGCTATTCGCGTTTTGCACAATAACCTCGTGATCGGCAAAAACTGCAACCGCCAATATGACGACCGATTCGCTCAAGGCGGCGCTAAAGTTGGTACATCGCTGCAAATTCGTCGCCCTAATCAATTCACCGTTCGTTCTGGCGCTACTGCTTCTGTTCAAGACGTTCAAGAGTATGCAAATACCTTAACTGTTGCGACTCAGCGCGGTATCGACTTCCAATTCTCGTCCGTTGAATTGACAATGACTATCGACGATTTCAGCAATCGTTACATTCAACCAGCAATGAGCCGCTTAGCGTCTGAAATTGACTATTTGTTGATGCAAAACGCTTATCAGGCCGCAGGAAATACCGTCGGCACTCCAGGCACTACGCCAAACACCGCGTTAGTTTGGTTACAAGCCGGTCAAAAACTGGATGAGTTCGCTGCTCCGCGTGACAACATGCGCATTGCAGCAATGAATCCAGCCGCTCAAGCATCGACCGTTGACGCATTGAAAGGATTATTCCAATCAAGCGAGAAAATCAGCGACCAATACAGCTCCGGCATGATGGGTCAGGCGTTAGGCTTCAATTTCTTCATGAGCCAAAACGTCAACACTCACGCTGTCGGTCCTTTGGGTGGCACACCGTTAGTCAACGGCGCATCGCAAGGTATCGCCACTGGCTGGGCTGAGACGACATCGTTAATAACCGACGGATGGACCGCTTCTGCCGCTAATCGCTTGAAAGCTGGCGATGTTATTACTATCGCCGGTGTCAATGCTGTCAACCCAGAAACCAAGCAATCGACCGGCGCGCTGATGCAATTCGTTGTTACTGCCGACGCATCGTCAGATGGCTCTGGTAACTTGACCGCAATCATCGCTCCGGCGCTGATTCGTGCAGGCGCTTATCAAAACGTAACCGGCGCTCCTGCTGATAACGCAGCGATCACTGTGGTCGGTACAGCGTCGACCGCCTATCCTCAAAACTTGACCTATCACAAGAATGCGATTGCGTTAGTGACCGCTGACTTGGAGTTGCCGAAAGGCGTTGATATGGCAAGCCGAGAGACCTACGACAACTTCTCGATGCGCTTTATTCGTGACTACGACAGCACGAATGACGTTTTCTTATCGCGCTTCGATGTGTTGTTTGGCTTCAAAACTGTACGACCGGAGCACGTTTGCCGCGTCTGGGGTTAAAATAAACGGGCCGGATTTCTCCGGCCCTTTTTCCTTAAGAGGCTATTATGGCAACTGCAAACGATGTTATCCGACGCGCAATGCGCATTTCACGAGTTCTTGCTGTAGGCCAAAATCCATCAGCCATTGAGCTATCCGACTGCCTCACAATCCTCAATCAAATGCTTTATTCGTGGGGAGCTAAAGGCGTTAATTTTAACCTCGCCACTTTAGCTGATAGCGATACATTAGCGGTCCCTGACGATGCTTTAATGGCTATCGAATACGGTTTAGCGATGCTCATTGCGCCTGAGTTTGAGCGGCCTATCGATCCAATGGTTGCAGGGATTGCTGACGAAGAATTCCGCCGATTGCAGCGCGATATGGGCTACGTTCCCGTGGTCGATTTAAATCTCCCACGTCCATCATCTGTGTGGGTAGATTATGCGTGATTTGCCGCTGTTCTCACCTACTCTGCTCGCTCGCTCGGTAAACCTTAGTGCGCAGCGGACTATTAATCTATTTCCTGTTGTTCAGCAAGGCGGCAAAAACAACGTCGCACTGTATAACACTCCAGGTATTTCGACTTATGCGACAGTTGGCGATGGTCCATGTCGCGGCACACTTGTCTATGATGGCGTTGCCTATATCGTTTCCGGTGATGAGTTCTATACATTGGTCGGCACCACGGCGATTTTGCGTGGAACTCTAAATACATCGTCTGGGCCAGTTTCAATGGTCACTAATGGCTTGCAAATATGTGTTGCCGATGGCTCTGGCTATGTTTATGACATTGCCGCCGCCACATTTGCGCAAATCTCAGATACCGATTTGCCCGGCGCAGCAACGGTGACCTATTTAGATGGGTATGGCATTTTCTCGGTGCCGGACTCTCAGCAATTTTTTATAACGTCGCTACTCGATTTCACCAGCGTCGATGCGCTCGATTTCGCTAGCGCGGAAAGCCAACCCGATTTATTGATTCGCGTTTTTGCTGATCACTCAGAGCTATGGTTATTTGGCGAAAAAAGCATTGAAGTGTGGCAAAACACTGGCGCGGCAGATTTCCCATTTGAGCGATTGGGCGGAACCCGCGCTGAACGAGGATGCGCTGCAGCTTTCAGCGTTGCGAAGTGTGACAATACCGTATTCTGGCTAGGCGATGACGGTGTTGTGTATCGCGCTGATGGCTACCAACCAATCCGCATTTCTAGTGAAACCGTGGAGCTGTCGATTAGCGGCATGCCTCAAATCAGCGATGCCGAAGGCTTTAGTTATGACATTGATGGTCATAAGTTCTATGCCTTGTCATTTCCATCCGGGCAAACAACATGGATTTATGACGTTGCGACTCAGCTATGGCACGAGATGCAATCCGATGGTGAGCAATGGCGCGCCAAGTGGGTTTTTCAGGTAGGTATGGACCGCCTTTGTGGCGACAGTTCAACCGGCAATATCGGTATTCTAAGCCTCGAAACATACACTGAATATGGCGAAACGATTAACCGATATCATGTTTTCCCATCAATAAATCAAGCGGGGGCGAAAATTTCCAATCCTCGCCTGCAAATTGACTTTGAAACCGGCGTTGGCGCTGTCACCGGTCAAGGCGCAGATCCAATAGCTATTTTGGATTGGTCTGATGACGGTGGTCACAACTGGTCAAATTCGATTGATGGTTACATGGGCGCGATTGGAACATACCTAAGTCGGGTCATATTTAATCGTCTAGGCAGTTTTTACAATCGATGGTATCGGGTTCGAATCTCTGATCCAATCAAGATAGCTATCATCGGCCTTTATGGTGATTTCTCGTGACCGTTACCGCCATACCTGATGGATCGCTTGCATACTCAGGCTTTGCGCCTATACCGCCCGGCTCTGCTGTATTTATACCATGCGGCGGGATTAGTTATATCGGGCAAATCTTAATTTTCGGTGCGTCGCAAGATATAACCAAAATACATCTACCGCCCCCGAACGTGCCATTCGTTACCGCTGACGGAAAGGTAAAGCCCGAATGGTATCGCTTTTTGGAAAATCTATATCGGCGCGTCGGTGGAGCTGAAGAGGATTTAGTCGCTCAGTCAGCAATCATTGCTAAAAACGCAGCGGCAGCCGTTACGACGGCGGTCGAGTCGAACACTGCGCTCGCTGAAACTGTAGCGACAATCTCTGTGAGCGTTGATGCCAACTCGCAATATATCGAGAGCTACGGACCACGAATAAAATCATTGGAGGATAGCTATTGATGGGTATTCAAATTACAGAAACGGATGACTGTGAATTAATCCGCGAGATAGTTACCGATCCAGACATTTATCCACATGTCACAGATGACTTGTCGGTGTCGCCGGAAAAATACATACCGCAGGTTGGCGAGCATATTCATTGGCTTTTAATTCGCGACGGCTATGGCGTTTGCGGATGCTTTATGGTGCATCGCTTGAATGCGGCGCAGTACGAGTGCCACACATGCATATTAAAAGGTCATCGCGGAATGAAGGCCGTTGAAGCCGCTATATCTGCTGTTTCGTTCGTGTTTAATAATTACCCATGCGATACTTTGATAACGCATGTCCCGGAGTATAATCTCGCAGCATATAGACTGGCTCAAAGCGCCGGATTTTCTCATATCGGCACCATACCGGACGGGTGGCGCAAAAATGGCGAATTACAGCCGTTACACATACTAGGAGTGCAGCGATGCCAGTAGCAGGCGCAGTGATTGGAGCGGTCGGATCAATCGGTGGCTCCGCAATGGGGGCTCGCGGCGCAGCTAATGCCGCCGAGGCTGAGCAGCAAGGTCAGCGCGAAGCAATTCAGGCGCAGTTGGCCATGTTTAACCAGGCTCGCGCCGATCAAATGCCGATGATTCAGGCTAGGAACGCCGCGCTACCTTTGTTTATGCAGTTGCTTGGCTTGCCTGCAATGAGTTTTGGCGCACCGAGTGATGGCGGCGTGCAGATGAATATCGAGGGAGCTAAAAAGAATGATCGATCCTGGAGAACGCACTTTGAAGATCAACTCGGTATCCCTGGCGTCGGAAGCATATCAAGCAATCCAATAAAAGGCTTTCAAGACACATTGCGAACCCCGTTCCGTAATTTCGGCGACTGGGACGGCTCTCGGATGGCTGACGATCCGGGTCGCGCCACCTTCACATTTGATGAGCAGGGCAATGTGGTGAGCTCGCCAACGGGATCAGTGGGTGGAACTCAACCAACATCACAGCCTCCGCTCGATTTAAACGCCCTAATCGCCGCGACGCCGGGTTATCAATTCCGCCTAAATCAAGGGCTGCAAGGCATAGACAGGTCAGCCGCTGCGCGCGGCGGATTGAATTCGGGTGCGGCACTTAAAGCGTTGCAGCGATACGGCGAAGGTCTAGCATCAGAAGAATACGGCAACTTTGCAAATCGACTCGCATCGCTTATCGGGCTAGGTCAAACAGCGGCAACAACTGCCGGAGGATTCGGCCAGCAAACCGGGGCTAATGTTGGGCAAAACTTAGCGAATATCGGCGCGTCGCGCGGATCGTCCTATGCTACTCAAGGTAATTTGTGGGGGCAAGGTATCGGAAGCGCTGCGCAGGGCTTCGCTCAGTATTTTGGTAACCGTCATCAAACGGCGCAGCCGGTGCAGGGGTCGTCGCCATACAATCAGAACGTGTGGAGTCAATATGGCTACAATTAATCCGCAATATTTTGATTGGGGTTCGCGCATTCAAGAAGGCTTTCAACAAGGCCGCGAGTTAAACCGCCAACAAATCGAGCGCCAACAAGCGGACGAAGACAGCGCTATGCGCATTAATGCGCAAAAAGAGGCGCAACAAGCTCAATCGCAAAAAAACCAATACGAGCAGCATATTCGTGAATCGCAAACACTGTTTAACGTCGCTAAAGCGCTGAAATACGTACAGCCAGAACGCCGCCGCCAAACGCTCGAATCATGGGGTCAGCGCAATCCCATTGTTGGAAATGCGTTAAAACAGATACCGCCCGATACAGATTTATCAGATCAAAGCCTCGATGAGTTCTCGGCTGGCATGGGCGCAGTTTTGCAGCAGTACCAAGCGCCGCAGGTAAACAGTGATTTTCTGCGAGCGTTAGACATCATTAGAAACCCAAACGCATCGCCACAAGAACGCGCAGCGGCTGAGGTTGCGCTTGGATTAAAAGCTCGTGCAATCGAAACGCGGCCAGCTCCGAGAATTATTGAGGGCGTCGATCCGTCAACGGGTCAGCCGACGTTTGAGGTTGTCGATCCTGCGTCAGGTCAAAAGCCAACAATTAAACCGACGCCGGACACTCGCGCCACCCAAACAACTGAATCAGAACGCAAGGCCGCTGGCTTTTATGATCGCATGCTAAACGCAGCAGAGATACTAAATGCGATGGAAGATAAAGGCTATACGCCGTCAACTCGCGACCTTTACACAGCAGGTCAGGGCGTTGCAAATATAGTGGCTACACCAGAAGGGCAAAACTATCGCCAAGCACAGGAAAACTGGGTGCGGGCGAATCTGCGCAAAGAGTCAGGTGCCGTTATCGGTGAAGATGAAATGAAATCGGAGATTTCGAACTACTTTCCGCAGGTCGGCGATAAGCCTGACGTGATAAAGCAAAAGCGCGCAAACCGTGCAATTGTGGAAAAAAACATGCTGCGTGAAGCGGGTCGAGCATATCAACAAACAAGTAATCAGCAACCAAATCAGCCAACCATGAGTAATTGGTGATGCCCAGAAATGTGACGGTAACATTTGATGACGGCAGCTCGCACGTTTACCAAAACGCGCCCGATGACATTACGCCAGATCAAATCATGCAGCGCGCAACGTCCGAGTTTGGCAAAAAAATCGCCCATCTTGATGGCGGCAGGCAGCAAGTTGCGCCGGAGCAAATACAAGCCGAGGCGATGGTGAATTATGCCGATCTGCGCGATAAAGCGATGCGCGATCAATATGCGTCGCTCAGCCCTATTGAAAAACTGATGATTGGCTTTGGTAAAGCCGGAGAAGACATCGGCCAAGCAACAAAGCAAATCGGAT